GCCTATCAATCAGCTGGTGGTGGCGGTGGTGGAGGTCAAGAAGCTTCTGCACCAGGAGGTCAAGATGGTGGATCTGGCGGAGGTGCTGGATCAAACGATCATAATTCAGCAGGATGTGGAAACACTCCTCCAACAACTCCCCCACAAGGAAATCCTGGTGGTAATACATCTGCTAACCCTAATTCTGGTTATGGAGCTGGAGGTGGTGGAGCTGGAGCAGCAGGAGCTAATACATCAGGATCTGCAACTGCAGGCGGAGCAGGTTCACCAAGTCCTTTAAATTGTACAACATATGCTGGTGGAGGTGGAGGTGGATCTACGGGATCTGCTGGCTCTGGTGGCTCTGGTGGTGGCGGTAATGGTGGTTCTCAAGCAGCTGGAAGTGCAGGTACTGCTAACACTGGTGGTGGCGGTGGAGGAAATGGTAGAACTCCAGGAACAAGAAATAATCCATCAGGACAAGGTGGATCAGGAATCGTAATAGTAAAAGAATTAAACAAAGCAAGTGGTGTATGGAATTTAAGAAGTCACATGGCTGCTTTAACAGCAGGTAAATGTGGTGCTTCAACGTGGCCGATAAATGCTTTTTCTATAAATTATTTAGTTCTAGCTGGTGGTGGAGGCGGTGGCTCTGGTAGAGGTGGTGGAGGTGGTGCAGGAGGTTATCGTGCATCAGGATTTGGGCCAAGTCCTTTACAAGGTTCAGCTTTAGAATTGTATGCAGGAAGTTATTCAATTACAGTTGGAGGCGGTGGAGCAGGTGCGTCTGGTCAACCTGTACGAGGCACCACAGGAAATAATTCAGTTATAAGTACAATAACTTCCGCAGGTGGCGGAGGTGGTGGTAGTGGACCTCCCGCTAGTCAACCAAACATGTCAGGAAGAGATGGTGGATCTGGTGGTGGTGGTGCTGGAAGTGCAGATATAGGAGGACCCCATCCTGGTGGATCAGGAAATACCCCTCCAACAGACCCCCCTCAAGGTCAAGATGGAGGTACTGGAGTTTCTACTGGTACTGTAGAAGGAGCTGGTGGTGGTGGTGGCGCAACTGCAGCTGGTGCTACAGGTACTGGTTCTTCTGGCGGAAATGGTGGTGCAGGAGCACCTAATACTATTTTAGGACCAGATACATCTTATGCTGGTGGTGGCGGCGGAGGTGGACAAGGACCAACAGGATCAGGTGGAGCTGGTGGTGGCGGAGATGCAGGACCAGGACCTGAAGGTGCAAATGCTGGAACAGCTAATACAGGTGGTGGAGGTGGTGGTGAATCTACAGGATGTAATCCAGGACCTCAAAATGCAGGTGGTTCAGGTATAGTAGTAGTAAGAGGACCAAGTGCAGTTACTTTTGCTGGAACTCCTTGTGCTGCAACAACATTATCTACTCATCCAGGTGGTGACAAAATAGCTAAATTTACAGCTAATGCTACATTAACTATTTCTTAATTCTACTTTACATTACTATAAATTTAAAATATAACTTGATATAAGAAAGATTATGAATCTTACAAATTATTATTGGTATTTTAAATCAGCAATCCCTGAAAGAATTTGTGATGATATTGTTCGTTATGGAAAACAACTACAAGATCAAATGGCAGTGACAGGTGGGTATGAAAGAAACAAAAAACCATTAAATCAAAAACAAATTAAAGATTTAAAAAAGAAAAGAGATTCTGATGTGGTTTGGATGTCAGATCGTTGGATTTATAAAGAAATACAACCTTATATAAATCAAGCAAATGTAAATGCTGGCTGGAATTTTCAATGGGATTTTTCAGAATCTTGTCAATTTACTAAATATAATAAAGGACAATATTATGATTGGCATTGTGATAGTTGGGATAAACCATATCAAAGACAACAACCAAACGATCCATCACATGGTAAAATAAGAAAACTATCTGTAACTGTTTCTTTATCAAATCCTAAAGATTATAAAGGTGGTGAATTAGAATTTGATTTTAGAAATATGGATCCTGATAAAAAACCAAACATTAAAAAATGCACAGAGATATTACCAAAAGGTTCTTTGGTGGTATTTCCTGGTTTTGTTTGGCATAGAGTGTGTCCAGTTAAAAAAGGATCTAGATATAGTTTAGTTATTTGGAACTTAGGATGGCCTTATAAATGAAAAATAAAAAAATTAAAACAACTTTTCCACAACAATTAAATAGAGAAGATCTTTTTAAATGCCCTATATGGTTTGCAAATGAATCTGCATTTGTAAATAATTTAAATAAAGCATCTGATCCTTATATAAAAACAGCAAAGAAAAATTTAAAAAAAAGCATAGATAAAAGAAATAAAAAATTTGGAAATAAAGGAGATATGGGTAATGTATTTCATTCCACCTCGTTAATAGGAGATCCTAATTTTAAACAATTACAAGATTATATAGGTGCAACGGCTCATAATCTATTGGTAGAAATGGGTTTTGATTTAACTAATTATCAAGTGTTTACTACAGAAATGTGGGTACAAGAATTTGCTAAAAATGGAGGGGGACATCATACTTTACACACTCATTGGAATGGTCATATATCAGGTTTTTATTTTTTAAAATGTAGTGATAAAACATCAAGACCAGTATTTGTAGATCCAAGAGCAGGAAATATAATGAATTTATTACCAGAAAAAGATATGACAAAAGTAACTTATGCAAGTCATCAAATTAATTATGATGTAAAACCAGGTAGACTAATGTTTTTTCCATCTTACATCCCTCATCAATATGTAGTTGACATGGGTTATGAACCTTTTAGATTCATACATTGGAACTGCCAAGCTATACCAAAAGGAGTATTAAATGTTAAAAGTTAATAAAAAAATGAAAGATGCAGTAATTAAAACTATATTAGAAACAAACACTTTAAAAAATAAACCAAATTTTATAGATAACTTTTTAAAATCTAATGTAAAACTGAAAGGAAAAAATGTCATTAAAAAAATCGGCGTTCCAAAAAAATAAATATAGTATTTTAAAAAATGCTATATCAAGAGAGATAGCAGATTTTTGTTTTGCATATTTTTTAAATAAAAGAAAAGTTGCTAGATTTTTATTTGATCAAAAATACATATCACCATTTACAGAATACTATGGTGTATGGAATGATGAGCAAGTGCCAAATACATATTCTCATTATGGAGATATAGTTATGGAAACTTTGTTACAAAAAGTAAAACCTGTTATGGAAAAACATACAGGATTAAAATTATCCCCTACTTATTCTTATGCTAGAATATATAAAAAAGGCGATGTGTTAGCTAGACATAAGGATAGATATTCTTGTGAAATATCTACTACATTAAATCTTGGCGGTGATCCTTGGCCAATATATTTAGATCCAACAGGTAACAATGGTCAAGCAGGAATTAAAGTAGACTTAAAACCAGGAGATATGCTTATATATTCTGGTTGCGATCTTGAACATTGGAGAGAAGAGTTTACTGGTAAAGACTGTGGTCAAGTATTTTTACATTATAACAGAGCAAACTCAAAAACAGCTAAAGAAAACGAATACGATAAAAGACCATTTTTAGGGTTGCCTGCTTGGTTTAAAGGCTTTAAAATATCTAAATAATATTGTATATAATAATATGGCGGGAGATTCCACCACACCATCTCCTGCCTTATTATTAATAGGTTTTTTATGTTACAAAAAGTACAATTTGCACCAGGGTTTAATAAACAAGTTACAGCAACAGGTGGCGAAGGCCAATGGGTTGCTGGTGACAATGTTAGATTTAGATATGGTACACCTGAAAAAATAGGTGGTTGGGCACAATTAGGTTCAATTGAATTAACAGGCCGTAACACAGCCATTCATCATTTTGTTAATGCATCAGGTATTAAGTACGCTGCATTAGGAACTAATAGAATTTTATATGCATACTCTGGTGGTATTTTTTATGACATACACCCTATTAAATCTACAACAACTTTAACAAACGCATTTTCTACAACTAACGGATCAGCAGTTGTAACACTAACTTTTGCATCTGCTCATGGAATGAACGCAGGTGATATTATATTATTAGATAGTTTTACATCTATTACTAATTCTAATTTTGGATCTGGTGATTTTACAGATGTAAAATTTATGGTAACAAGTATTCCAAGTGATACGACTTTAACGATTACTATGCCATCTAATGAGTCTGGATCAGGTGCATCAACATCTGGCGGTATTAGAGTTAAACATTATTATCCCGTAGGACCTGCAGTTGAAACAGCATCTACTGGTTGGGGTCTTGGATCATGGGGTGGTGTAAAACAAGGACAGTTTACATCAACATTATCTTCAGGCATCAATACAACTGCTACAAGTTTAACCATGGCAAGTTCAACTTCTTTTGCATCATCAGGAACAGTTATTATAGATTCAGAATTAATTACATACACAGGTAATAGTGGTGGAACATTATCAGGATTGACAAGAGGTGCTAATGGCACAACAGCTGCATCACACTCAAGTGGTGATACTGTAACCGATGCATCTAATTATTTTGCATGGAACGCTGCAGCATCAGGAGACATTGTAACAGCACCAGGTTTATGGTCATTAGATAATTTTGGTAATAAACTTATTGCAACTATATTTGGTGGAGAAACATTTGAATGGGATTCTGATCCAACGGGTGCAACAGGTACAAGAGCAACGATACTTGCAAATGCACCAACAGCATCTTCATTTACTTTAGTATCAGCACCAGATAGACACTTAATATTTTTTGGAACAGAAACAACTATTGGTACATCAAGCACAAGAGATGAAATGTATATCAGGTTCTCGGACCAAGAATCAATTGACGCAAGCACGTCATATACACCTAGTGCAATTAATACTGCAGGTACACAAAGACTTGCAGATGGATCTAAAATTGTAGGAGCAATTAGAGGTCGTGATGCAATTTACGTTTGGACTGATACTGCTTTATTTATTATGAGATTTGTAGGTGCTCCATTTACTTTCTCATTTCAACAAGTAGGTACTAATTGTGGATTGATTGGTAAGAACGCAGCCGTAGAGGTTGATGGTTCTGCATACTGGATGTCAGAGAATGGTTTCTTTAGATACACTGGTAAACTAGAATCACTACCATGTTTAGTTGAAGATTTTGTTTATGATGATATTAATACAATTCCTAAACAACATATTAATGCAGGACTAAACAATTTGTTTGGTGAGGTTATGTGGTTTTATCCTAACTCAGGAGCAGACACAGTTAATAGAATGGTTTGTTATAACTATCTTGACTCAACACCTGAAAGACCTGTATGGACCACAGGTACATTAGCAAGAAGTGCTTGGCAAGATTCTGCTGTATTTGGTAAACCTCATGCATCAGAATATGATACAAGTTCTAATGGTACATCTGGTTCTGCAACTTATGTACAAGGAAACACTGATGGTGTTAGTTATTACTATGAACACGAAACAGGATTAGATCAAATAAGAGAAGGTGCAACCTCATCTATTACAGCAAACATACAATCAGGAGATTTTGATATTGGTCAACAAGGATTACAAGGTGATGGTGAGTTTATGATGAAAATTAGAAGAGTGCTACCAGACTTTTTATCACAAACAGGTAACACTAGAATTACATTAAACTTAAGAGATTTTCCTAATCAAACACAAGCTAGTTCAACACTAGGACCTTTTACTATATCAAGTAGTACAAATAAAGTTGATACAAGAGCACGTGCTAGATCTATATCTTTAAAAGTAGACAATACAAGCACAAGTCAATTTTGGAAACTTGGTACATTTAGATTAGACATACAACCAGACGGGAGAAGATAATGGCTAGAATAGTACAATCATTAACACAACCTTTAGAAAACTACGATCAACAAGTGCAACAATCATTTGTTAGAGATGTAGATAGTGTTGTACAAAAATTAAATACAACATTTCAACAAGATTTAAAAGATGAACAGGAAGCAGTTGCTTTCTTTATAGCATAATGGCAAATACATTTGTAAATAAAAAAGCAGATTTAACGAGCACTAGTGCAACTACAATATACACAGTGCCCTCAGCCACCACAGCTGTTATAAAATCAATACTAGTATCAGAAGATTCAGGTAATGCAGATACTATAACTGTAACTATTACAGATACATCAGATGCTGTTTTTAGTCTTTTTAAGACTAAGGCAATATCTGCTAATGCAACAACAGAACTATTATCAGCACCTTTAGTTTTACAAGAAAGTGAAGTATTAAAGGTGACTGCAGCAACCGCAAATAGGCTACATGTAGTCGTATCTGCGCTAGAAATTAAACCTAGAGAAGTTACATCATAGGCTTGATTTACTTGATAAAAACAAGTATTATTAACAACCCCAGGTTAAATTCCTGCTTTTTAAATTAACATACAAAATTATATGAAAAC